AAAAGGTCTGTTCCTAGAAGTTTTAAGCATATTTTCTATGCCATTCATAATAACTTTTACATTATCAGTTTTTCTTCTATCCCAACTTCTAACATCAATACCTTTATATTTACCTGTAGCAATAGATTCTAATAATTCTATATCACCACCAGTTAATTCGTTTATTCTTTGTTTGTAGCCATTAATAAATTCTTTTACACCTTCTATGCTTGTAGGTCTTTCTACTCTATCTAATGCTTTTTCATAATTAAGTCTTACATCTTTTAGGTCACCATTCCACATTCTCTCTGCAAGTTCATCTAATGACTTTGCATTTACTGTGTAGTCAGCAATGTTTTGTGCAATATCTTCTCTCCATATACCAGCTAACTGTATTCTTATACCCTCTGCAAATCTTTTGACTTTATCTAAATTATCTAGTTCACCATTACCTAATGTAAATTCAGAAAAGTTTTCTTTTACAAATCCTCTGATAGCTGAAGGACCAAAATGTTTACCTGCTGCATTACCTACTGCTTTGTCTAATTGTTGTTGTAGTTGTCTATTATTTTTACTCCAAGCGTTTTGTACAAACTTATTTCCTAAAACATCTTCATCTAAAATTGTTAAATATTCAAAATAAGATTTAGGATTATTAACAACTGAATCTAATCCAAAAGCAGCCATACGAGGTTGCCCTTCTAATACAAGTCTTAGTGGATATGCAAATCTAAAAGGTAAGTTTGCTGTTGACCAAGCTCTTTGAAATGTCCATACTTTATCTATAATTTTATCGCTGTAAGCATCAGATGCTTTACCTAATACATCTTTAGCTGTAACATCTGCTTGTGCAAAAAACTTACCAAGTGGTGTATCTGCGTTAAAACTATCTGATACTTTGGCAAATGATTTAGCAACTATACCATCTACATTTTTAACTGCTCTACGCAAATCTCTATGGTCAGTAAAATAAAATGTCCTATCCATTATTTGGTCAGGAAATGGTGTTTGTAAATTTATTGATGTATCTCCAACTTTTGTAGATTTTTGCATACCAGTAGTTATAGGTTTTAATCCTTCTCCTGCTTTGTATGCTTGTTGGTCAATACTGTACAAAACATTGTTATCTCTAAATCCACGCATTTTGTTTTGATGTGCTTTAAATGAAGATACTGTTTCAGGTTTATCAGCTAATTTTTCTATTAGCTTTCCATAATAATCATCAGCAAGTATGTCTTGTGCTTTACGATAATCTTCATCTACTAATGCTCTTGTAACTCTTACTGCTATATCATTAAGGTCTTTTCTTGGTAACTTCCCAACAGTTCCATGGCTTATAAGTGTATTTACTGTTTGTTGCCAATCTTGTAAGTTGACCTCGTTTTCTGGTATATATCTTCCTATTTTGCTAAGAGGGTCATCAGCTTTAGCTGCTGCTCTTTTTTGACCAAATGTTTTGTATGTATAATCATTAAGCCAGTCAGGTATAATTTTAGTTCTATTAATTGTTGGAACTTTCCAACTTGTGCCATTTAGTATTGCATCACTAGCAGCATTGATAACATCATCTGTACTTTCTGCATCAAATAATTTAAGAGCGTAAGCAGGGTCTTTATTAGCATCTAATAACTTAATAAACTTATCTGGGCTTTTATCTTCTAATATAATATTTGCTACATCTTTACCCATATCTTGATTTATAAAATCATTTGCTAAAGTTTTAGCATCAGATATATTTCCTTCTTTTACTGCATCTTTTATTCTTTCTTGTATTCTTCTAGCTTGTTTTATATTTTGAGATGGAATACCAGTTTTAGCTGCTTTTATAGCTTTTGCAGTTTTTCCAATAAGTGCTGCTGGGTCAGTAAGTATAAGGATAGCTGCATCAATAGTACCTGATACAATATTAAAACCTTCATCTCCTTGTATTCCTAATTGGTTTTCTATGTATCTACCAGTAGTTATACTTCTATCGTTATACTTATTAGCCTCTTTAATTTCTGATGTTATTTCTTCTGCTTCTCCAGCAGGTATAAAACCTGTACCAGTAAGTTCATCATACTTATCAACAACACCACCAACACCTAATCTACCAAATGCTTTAGGTATGTTTTTTATATAGTCATCAGGATTTAACGCTGCTTCTTCAGATACTTTTCTAAGTGTATATTCTAATGATGATGGTCCTGCTTGTTCGTAGTAACCTGCAATCTTTTTTGCTCCTACTTCACCAATAAAGTTTTCTGATATACCAAAATCTTTTCTTGCAATTAATCTACCTAAACCATTAGCTATAGCTTTTCTTTCTGTAGATGCAGCAGGGAAAGGTAACAAGTTACTTGTAAATATTCCAGCAACTCTTTGTGCTTCTTTAGAAGTCAAACCTTGTTTTTGTAAATCTTCTTCTACTTCTTTTGTAAATAATATTCTACCTCTTTGACCTCTAAGTATTACCTGTTCCTGTGTGTGATTCCAAACATCAAAAGCAAATCTAATACTTCTTTTTACACCACCAAAAAAACCATTTTCATCTTCTTCATTTTTTATTATGTCTGCATACTCAGGTGGTGTTTTTGTAAAGTTTTTATTCTTAGCAGCATTTATTTGTATTTGCTCAACTGCTGCTTGTTTAATTTGGTCATTGTTTGCACCTGTTTGTACTAAAGAATTTATAACACCAGTAGATAAAAAAGGATAGGTATATTTAATTGTCATAGCCCTATTCTTTTTATCTGCGTTTAAGCTAAAGTTTTTGTAATCTTCTATAGTTTGTTTTTGTAACTGTTTTTTTTCAGAGTTACTTTTGAAGTCATCTCCAAGTGTATATTGATAAACCATTATCTGTTTTCAAGTACAGTTAGTCCATCATTAGCCAAAGAAACAGTATCTGAAGTAGGGAATAATTCTGCTAATGCAATAGCATACAAATCACCTTTTTCTTGTGGTGTTAATGTCACTCCTGTCCTACCAGGACCTAATGCTGCACCATCTGTAATTGGTTGACTTGGTGCTTGTGTTTGTGCAAATACATCTACAGGACTAAATCTTCTAGCAGGTGCTTTAGGTGTTTCTTCTTTTGGTAAAGGAGCAGCTTTCTGCTGTTCTGTTAATGCTTGTTGTTCTCCATAATCCAAACCAGGTATTCTTCTAACAGCTTGTGTATTATCTTGTGTGTTTCTTGCTGGTGGTGGTACATTTAATGCTCTCTTATCAGTACCTTTATTACTAGAACTCCTCGTAGCCATTTTCATTCTCCTCATCATCATAATACATAAAAGTTGAACTGATTATCATATAACCAAAAGGAAAAGCTAGTGGAGGCATTTGGTCATAAAATACTTTACCTTCATCTTTTTTTTGAAATATAATAGCATCACCTTTTTCATCAATATCTCCTAATGAGTTGTGTACTATATCTGCAAAATCTTTATTAACTGACATTATCCACCTATACCTTGTAAAAACTGTGCTATGCCTGGTGGAGGACCTTGTGGTGGTAAGGCACCTCCTCCAAGCAGTTCTTGTTCAGCGACTGGTATTTCTGGTTCTTCTGCAGTAAAGAACTTATCCAATATGTTTTGCATATCATCTGGATTTTTTCTTATCTGCACAACAGCCATAGTTGCTTTAGGGTCACCCTGTTGAGCTTGTGCTAGTAATGTATCAAATAATACACTATCAGCTTTTTCTTTTGTAATTCTATCGTTTACTCTAACTAAATTATCTAAACCATCTAAGTTTTCTTGTAGTGTTTGTCTATCAATAATTCCAGCTTGAAGTAATTGCAGCCCTGTTACAATCTTCTGTGGTTCATCATATCCAGCCATAGCACCATACACTCTGCGTGTCTTAAAACTATTTGCTATATCTTTTGTTGGTTCGTAAGTTTCAGAATAAAAAGTATTATCCATATAACCTGATAATGCTTTAGTTTGTCCACCATACATTTTTTGGTCCCACTCTAATCTCTTAGCATCAATCATCTCTATAGCATCAGACATAACTGTGTGATATTCTCTAATCATAAGTGACATAGATGCACCTAACTCTTCGAGTCCTCGACCAGTAGCAAATGCTAATGGTGACTGTGAATCATCAGTTGTAGGATAAGAACCACCAACACGAAGTTGTCGTTCTATTCTATCTATTTGTTGGAAAATTTGATAAGGAACATTAGATGCTGGTTTAGAAACTTGTGTACCTGGAGCTAAATAATTAACAGCGAATCTACCTTTACGATATTGTCCTGATTCTATTTCACCAGATATGTTTGTTTCTGTAAATACTGCATCTTCCATAGCTATTATTGACATCACATTAAT